TGGTTTCATCATCTGCCTCTTGCCACTTATAGTCCTGATCCTTAAAACAGTTTTTCAGGCTAGGCACGGCTTTTGCAATGATGAAGTGATAGATGTCTTTTTTATCTGTAGCCGTAGGGGTGGGCGGTGTCCAAATATGCTGAGCAATATCGCACGCCGCGCTTTCACCACTCCCGGCAATGATGAAAGCGCCTCGTTGCGTAATCTTGGTCATTCGGGGATGGCTGTACTTGCGCGTTGCAGTCACCAAAGAGTCAGCGCCAAAACACACGCCGTCATCTTTTTGTATTGCAACGATGGTAGTCATTAGTCCAGCCAAACCTTGTAAGCCGCAGTGACGCGACCCTTTATTGGATCAACGAAGTGGAGTCGCTGGGATGGGGTTGCTGATGCTGCGAGCATGACTCCGGCGTAGCGGTTGTCTGACTCCGTAGAACCTGTTTGATAGACACTACCCTGACCGTTTGCCATCGCCCATTCTGCGTGCGTGTGGTAGTGGCCGATATAGACATCTCTAAACTCCCATGGATACGCCCCGCTTCGCCAACGATTCGCGTGCTGAACGATTGCTCCCGGACTTGCAAATCCATTTCTGCCAACCTCGTCTCCGTGAATAAGGAGTGCCTTGTAGTTGCCAATCTCCACGCGCTGAATGTCCTCGGGACACTCTTGCCATGTAAGTCGCTTTTCTCCCGCGAGAAGCTGTCGGGCTAACTCGTAGCACATACGGTCAAAGTTATCTGAGCGCGGGACATTATCGCGCTTAGAGCCGATGCGACCATGATTGCCCCACTCGGGGACAACGGTCACCTTAGAATAATTGGCAAGCGCATATCGAACAACATCTACGCAGAGTCGAGAAACATTGACATACTGCTCAAATAGCGTGGCATCAACCTCGAACGCTTGGCTTGGGAAATTAAAAAGTCCCTCGACCATGTCACCGCCGAACATAATCACGCACTCATTGACGGGATGATCCGCGCGCATGATGTCGGTGATGGTCACGGCCTTCTCTGCAAAGCTGAGAACGCGAGTCCTCATTACTTCCGAGTTATAGGTTGTCGTTCTTTTAGCGCCTTGCCAATCGGTCATGTGCCAGAGCGCCACTTCCGATTTCTTCTTTCCCGCAGGTAGTTTTCGTTCTTTAACTGGTTCGATTGGGCCCATTCCCAAAACAGCGTCGTGCGCCGCTTGGTGCGTGACCTCGACCAATTCATCCGTGCGTTGCTTCGCCTGCAACAGTTGTTTCTGCACGCGCATGAGCGCCTTGCGAAGCTCAATGACATCATCTGACTCAATACCTTCTGGAAGCGCATTTAATCTATCCTCTAAGCTCATCTATTCCTACAATCGTTTGACCGTGCTGGGTGTAGCCGGATTTGTCGAACCATGAGTCCTCATGGAATGGGTTGTGGAATAGTCGAACGGACTTTAACGCATCCATCATAAGCGCTACTTGGTAGGCAGGGATGTCATCTTCTAGTTTGAGAAATCCCGCCCAGACGCGACCGATAGCGGTGAACTCGGTATAGGGATCGCCGTATTCGCCTAAGCGCTCATCTAGGATTTTCTTTACTCGGTCGGACATTTGCATTTGCCATTTCTGTGATTAGTGAAAGTGGCCTCTGCAATTTGATAACCCTCAGAGCGAAGCGCAGCTACAAGAGTCGTAGTTGGTAGGCCTTTGAGAATAGAGTCCTGCAGGATTTTTCTATCTGACTCCGGCAGCATATCCATAATGATTTGCAGAGTGCATTTGTTTTGAGATTTAACGAGATGCTTTTCAATAGAATCGGCAAGTGCCATAGGTGTGCCTCCCTTTCAGGGAGAAGACTACCGAGAATCTTGCACAGAAGCGTTTAGACACGCCTCCGCGCCCGACCGCATATTTTGTAGCTACATTGTGGCTACAGGGTTATTTGACAATCCCGCTGTTTATCTGGATGACCCTCTTTACATCCGTGCCTTCTGGTTTGTAAGGGTCTTGGGGGATGGCGATGGGTTTGAGGGTTGATCCTCCGTCATCCATGTTCGGCTGATAGGGAGTCTGGATATGAGAGTCGGGGCTGACATTGGGATTATGCGAAACTAACCCGCCGGTGATAAAGCCCACAAGAATGTAGCCAAGGTGCGCGAGGTCGTGCTGAAAGCCTGTAGCCGCCCATGTGCTAAACGCGCCCGTGAGGGCTATCGTGAGCTGTTTGGCATCGAATATATAAAACTTTATATGCTTCACAACGACCCCTTTAGCTCGTCATAGATAATCTGGGGCAGAGCGCCCGTGACTTTAATGCCCTGTTTTGCCTCGTATTTTATTAACGCGCTCTGGGTCTGGGTGTTCATTATCCCCGTGACATATTGAGTCGGCAGAAGCCCAGCCTTTAATAGCGCCTTTTCTACAGCCACGACTGCATCGCTTTTTTGTCCGAGATTAAACGCCGTTGGGTCTGCGGGAAATGGGGGAGCGATGAAGACTGTTGGCGTTTTAGTCGGTGTTGGCGTTGAAGTCATTCCGTTATGAATCATCCCCGTTGCGCCAGCGATAGCTGTGCCTGTGCCACCAACAACCGCTGTGGCCTTCTTGCTAGCCATGCCCTTAGAAGCGGGTTTGAGTGCCACGGGATATTGAGGCCGAACAATCGCCGCAATAAAAAGATACGGCCGATGAACGCGAAAACAGCCGCTTTCATGGATGGAGTCGTTAGGGTTGCCTGTATTAAATCCGATGGTCGTGATTCCGTCAGGCGATGCCGCTTCTAATATCTCAACATGATCCACAACGCCATCAGAGTTCCAGTCATAGAAAACTAAATCGCCGGGCTGCCCTTGATACTTATTGACCACAAGTCCTTGGCGCTGAAACCATGGAAGCGCGGCAGGGTTGTAGGCGAAGCCTTTAGGAGTTTGCGCGGCGATAAGATGCGAGAGTCCTACCTGCGCGAAACACCACGACACACCCATAGCGCAATAGGGAGCGTTAGGGATTCCGTACCAAATCCCATAGGGGTTTTCTTCCTGCGCGCCCGCGTGAAATCCAATCTGGCTTCGTGCCACATTGAGAACATCAAGACCAGTAGACATTTATCCCCCGAAAGTCAGAAACCCCGCCCACAAGGAGCGGGGTCTGATTTCATTTTACTATTTAGCGGTATCGGCCTTCACGACCTTATCGGCCTCGGCAATCGCCGCGTTCACGGCAGGCGCAACGATAGTTTCCGGCGCTCCTGTCGTTGCAACAATGGTATTGACCAAAGACTTAGGGTTGATACGAGCCAAAATAGGCGCGAGCAATCCTGCGACTAGCGCCTCGGTAACGAGCTTCTTGACGGAAGCGTGCGGATCAAGTTGATACGCACCGTATCCCGCGGCGATGATGCCGTAGATATAGTGCTCGCCTAACGCCTTTTCTTTTGCGGTGATTTTAAGATTTAGTTTTGCCATGTGCATCCTTCTTTCCGATTAGGTTGCGAACATACTTTTCGGCCTCGAAATCACTCGCGGTGGCGTGATGAATGCCCCCGACCCCTCGGTGGTGTTTTTCGCAGAGCCATAGCAGGTTCTCCGCTGATTCTATCCACTTTCCGACTTCATCGGGGTTAGAAACTCCGGGATAATCAGCTTCTAGCCATTTCAAGTCCACGCCGTTTTGCAGGCTAAATTCAATGTGTGCGTGATGAAGCTCTAGTCCTCCAGCGCAATCGGAGAAATCGGCTCGATGGCTTCCGACTGAGCATTGAGCCGTATCTTTTGTGGCGTTGCGGTAAGCGTTAAAATCTTTGTAATTCGGGTCGCTTTCGCGCGGCTCGTGCGGCGGGTAATGAACAATGTAACTATTCGTAACCACTTGGTCATGAGCATCCATCAAATTTCCAACTTGGTCTTAATAACTGCCTGATTTATCTGCAACTCATGCAGTGCGGCATCTTGTCGGTTCAGCTGGTCTTTCATAGACCCGCCGCCGTTTTCGTATAGCTGGTATTCAATGCGCGATAAGCGCTTATCCATTTTCTTAAAATTACGGTTTAGCCAAAACAAAGGTGCGCCGATTATTACCAGACTTTCCAAGATAGCCCAGATTGCGTTACTAACGGTCGAGGCGTTGTTCCAAAATACCATAGTTGCACCTTACGGATGAGTTGTTATGTCCAGTTGATTGTTCTAATTGTACCGTTTTTATCTACGGTCTTTAGAATGTTAGAAGTTGTATTAAGCCAGATGTCACCGATGCGAGGGTTCGTTGGATCAGCGGTCACGCTAGGCGCGGTGAACCGTTGTGCTGTTTCTAACTTACGCAGGCGTGCTTTTAAGTCCTCAATAATTTCACGGATGTCAGGTGCGTGGTTGATGTATCCCATTAGTAAGTTCCTGTCGTGAGGGTCAGCGTAATTCTTTCAGGGCCATCCTCGCCGGGCGCAACGGATAGTCCGATAATGCGGAAGATGGCATCGTAGCCTGACGGGAAGAACGCGTCAGTGATGCGAACGCGAACCTCATCTCCCACTTCATAAGTGCCGAATGTTGGATTTACATACGGAGGAGCAACAACTTTGAGGGTAATCGGAGGATAAGAAACGGCGTTGATTTGGCCCGTGGCAAGGCCCGAGAGAACGGTGGGGTCGGTAATGTCAGAATAGTTGGACTGATCCTCCAGCAACGCCCAGCCAGAGGAGAGCTTGGAAGCGCTGTTGGCGATGCTGATGAGCTTGCCTTCGTTTGAGCCAGCGCCCAGCGCGTAGATTTGATTGACGGCCTTTGAGCCATCTTCAAGATATGTGTACTCTGAAATGTTGCCGCCCAGCTCGAACACGGGAGCATTAGAGTTTGTCGCGCTATACATAACGCCTGCGCGCGGATAGTAAGTATTAAAGGATTTGGCAGGATTGCCGCCGCCGTCATAATAGACAGAAATCTCAAAGTCGAAGCCATTTGTTTGTTTAGATAAATCCGAAACGGCGTTGAAAACCGTCTTTACTTCGTAGTTGTAATAAACCCGAGACAGCGTGATACCCGATGTGCTAGTTGAGAGCGGGTCTTGGTTGTAGAGCAGGCCGATGTTTCCAGACGGCGCGCTCTGTGCGTTAGAGATGAGCGATTGCGCAATCTGCAGCTGGTCAATGCCCGTGTACGCCAATGCGCCGTAGGCCGTTCCTGAGCCTGTTGTGATGCGCCGGCGCTCAAAATAGGAAAGAAACTCGCGGGCCGTGAGCTTGATGCTCTGGTCTGTTGAGCCATACTCTCGCTGCCATAGAACGCCGCCCCAGACCAAGATGCCGTTGCGATCCACATAAATCGCCGTGCGCCCCGGAATCGAGCCGTTGAGGACATTCAGCCCAGCGGTATTCACGCCAGAGACCAGCAAGTGCGCCGTCATTGTGCCCGCGGCGTTTAATTGTTGACCGAAATTGACCCCCGTTAGCGGAAGCTCAGCTAAAACCTGATTGGTGACTAGATCCGCTAAGAGGTAACGATACGAGGTGGCCATTAGCTTATTCTACTTTAGAGGCGACTTCTTCCCACGCCTTATTAGTTTCGTCCCACTCGTAACGTTTACCGTCTGTAGGGATTGGCGTTGGTGCTTCCCAGAGGTAGCTTTCCTTATTTAATTTCCACGAAGGAAAGGGTTGCGGCGCGAAGAAACCCGTGCCGTCCCATGAGTATCCGATACCTGCGTAATTCTTATTTAGCGGAGTACCGCCGTTAATATGAACGCCGCCAAGAGTGTTATAGCTAGTCTTAATCCAAGTACCGCTAAGACCTAACTCGTTAGCGAGATAGTTTTGACCGTCCGCTTCGTATAAATCATCAACAACAAGAACGCGAGTCACAATGTTGTTTTCATCAATTTCAGCAAAATGTGCCATTATTTTTTATCCTTTGAGTTTGGGATTTTTACTACACTCAAAAGCTCGGTGATGCGAGTGGTAATGTAGCCACCTTCTTGATCGACTTTATTTTGAGCCTGTAATTCATCTTCGGCAAAAACTTGAATAACCATATCAACTGAAAATGTATAAACCTTTGATTCTTGAACTTTTTTCATGTAATCCCCTTTTATGTTTGGAAGGTGAATGAACCAGTGCTGGTGAACTTGTGATAAACATATCCACCAGAAATGATAATCGTTCCACCAGTCGCCCTTGCGCTTGATCCAATATATCGAAGAATAACTAATCCAGATCCACCAGTACCGCCAGTGCAACCGCCGCCGCCACCAGTGTTTGCTATTCCTGAAGTTCCTGTATATGAAGGAGCAGCGCCGCCGTTACCGCCGCCACCAGAACCACCAGAACCGCCAGTTGTATTTCCTGCACCGCCACCGCCGCCAGCGTAATAATTACTTACACCAGTTCCTGTTGCTGAAGCAAAAGCGGATATTGCAACACCTGCACCACCTGAACCGCCAGTTGCACCCGTAGCCGTAGGCTGACCAACAGCACCAGCGCCACCGCCACCTGGGCCACCAGCAGTAATTCCATTACCATTTCCACCAGCAAAACCTTGGTTTGCTGTTCCCGCGCCACCAGTTCCGCCAGAATAACCGCCACCGCCAGAGCCACCGGCAGATCCGTTATAAGAAACTGGTGTGTAAGAACCTTTACCGCCACCAATGGAAGTGATTGAAGAGAAACTGGAATTGCTACCATTTCCAGTGTATCCAGCTCCACCAGCGCCGACCACTACTGAATATGCAGTTCCCGGTGCAAGAGATAGTGAGGATTCTAATGTTCCACCGCC